TTCGCTCGAGCCACCGTCTCCGGCTTCAGCCCGTCGCCGCTCTTCCCTTCCTCGTGGAGCCGGAGGCCGCGCTTTGCCGCCGCCGCCATGCCGGCCGTCGGCTTCAGGCTCACGGCGCGTTCGTCGTCTTCTTCGACTTCGGTGACATCGGCGTGAGCCGACAACTCCGACATCCGCTTGGCGACGAAGAAGTCGCTCTCCTCCCACATGCCGTCGTCCGACTCCCAGAGGCGGATCAGCACGGCCGGATCGTCGGCCGTCGCCTCCATCGGCTCCTCGGAATACTCGCCCAAATGGCCCTCGGCCATGACGTGTTCCACGCGGCCGACGCCGCCGTCCCACGCCACAAAGTCGCCGGGGGCGTGCATCACGGTCGCGGCTCGCGCTTCATCTGCGGCTTCCACCGCTGCGTCTTCGCTGGCTTCGGGCTGCTGCGGAACAGCCCGCGCAGAATCTTCGACCAGAGGGATATCCGCTCGCTGCTCATTCGCCATCTCCAGGGCACGCTTACTGACGTAGGTTTCGGTCGCCAGGTAGGCCGGGGTGTCCACGGGGCCGGCGTCGCCAAGGAACGAAAACCGCTTGATGCGGCGGATCATCCGGCCGTTCACGTCCTTCGACCACGACTCGTCCTTGGGATTGGAGCGGAAGGCGAAACTTGATCCGCGGACGTCGCCTCGCTGGATCAGCTCGACCACGTCGGCCGCCGACCGGGGCGGGTCGATCTCGTACCGCAGGCCGCGCTCATCGACGAACAGGCGCATCGTGCCGCTGGACGTGCGGCCGATCACCTGCGTGTGATTGTATTTGCCGAAGACGTCGGGGTTCGACCGCATGACATCGTCGAACGCGCCGCGTTCCACGATCTCGACGAAGCCACCCAAGTCCTGGGATTCCGATTCAAAGACGGCGGCATAGCCCCGAATGACCGTGCGGCCATTCTGGTCTTCCTTGACTTCAAGCCCCGGCATATCGCCGATCAGGCGTCGTTCAAGTTCGCTCGATCCGTCCATGATCCAGTGACCTCCTCGTATGACTTGCCACTGCGGTGGCAATCCAGAAGCAAATCCCGCGACTTCTCCATCCAGCCGGATACAAACCCGTCGATATCACGGCCTGTAGCCTCTGCGGCGTCGCACAACTCTGTTCGCATCCGCTGCTCGTGCGTCTCGAGCCAGGCCGCCAGCTTGGCCGGCTTGTTGCGTCGCTCGAGAATCCCGTCGGCTTCGATGGCGGCGAGTCGCCGCAGCGTCGAAGTGAAGACGATTTCGGCGGCCCGTGACTCGCCGGCAGCGGCGGGGTCGGTCGGCACGGGGGCTTCGCTGGCCGGTTCGTTGGCCGGTTGCTCCGACACCATCGTCGGGGCGGCCGTCGGGTTCCCCGGCGTGTAGTTCTCGAGCAGTTGCATATTGACCTGCACGAACCGCTTGTCGCCGCCATCGACGGGGTTGTAGCCGAGCTGCTGACGCACCTCGTTGGTGCTGAAGACGCCGAGGTTCCACATCTCCCGCAGGAAGCTGGCTCTGGCGGCGAAGTCGCCGACGAGCAGCGCAGAGACATCGAACTGGGCGAAATACCGCTTGTCATCGACGACGAGATCGCGGCGGCAGGCGGCCTCGAATCGACGCAAATCCGGCACCAGCGTGAAGGTGACAAAGTCGATGGCCTGCTGCTCGACCGACGAATACGACGATTTCGACAAATCGCCGATCATGTAGGCCGGCACCCGGAAGGCGCGGGCCACCTCCTCGATCTGATGGCGTCGTGTCTCCAGAAGACGATTCGTATCGTTGTTGACGGTCATCTCCTTGAGATGAGCGCCGTGCGGAAGGACGGCCGTTTTGTGCGAATTCTCTGGGCCGCGGTGCATATCCTCCCACTGCTGCCGGAGTCGCTGGAGCGTCTCGGGCTTCATGGGCTGATCGGTTTCGATGACCGTGCCCGCCCTCGCTCCGTTGCCGAAGAACGCGCCGGAGTGCAGTTCGGCGGCTCTCGCCAGGGCGATCGCGTCCCGCATCAAGACCGTCGGGATGTAGCAGTTCACGCCATCGGGCGAGAGGCCGCGATAGGCGAAGACCTGATCCTGCCGGTAGTAGGTCGGCGTCGGGCTGTTCGGCTCGGAGTAGGCGTACCGCAACCGGCCGTTCTTCAGCCGCTCGGGCTTCATCCGCGACGGGTGCAGCGGGATCAACTGATCCACGGCGCCACGCCGGCCAGGCTTGATCCACGAGTAGCCTACACCCCACAACATCCGCCACGACTGCATCAACTCTTTGAACTCGAACGCCGTCATCCAGTCATTCGGCTCGTGGGCGAGGACATCGTAGAGCGGGTGCTCCTCGGCGATCCGCTTGCCGTCGCTTGTCCGCTCGTAGAGCTGGAGGGGCAGGCTGGCGACGGATTCGCTGACGACCTTGACGGCGGCCAGGATCGCACTGCACTGAAGACTCGCCTCTGGCGTGACGTAGACGCCCGCGGTCGTCTTCTTCTGCTCGATCATCTCCTCGAACACGCGGGAGATGCCGCTGCGCATTTCGACGATATCTTCGACTGCTTGCGTTTCGTCTGGCATCAGATCAGGAGAATGTTGGGTTCGTCATTTTGGCCCTGTGCCTCCGCAGAGCACACGCCCAGCGGCATAATCAAGGCGACCGCGGCGTCAATTCGTCCGGTGGCGTGCGAGTGGCTCTTCGTCGGCTTAATGTTGCCTGCGTCGTCCTGCTTCACCTGCATATTGCTGATATGGAGGGCCAGCGGCGGATTGCCCGCATGGCGGATTTTCTGCCCTAAGACCAGGGTTTCCAGCAGCTTCGTCGGTGCCGAGAGGCTGGCGTAACCCTGCCCATACGGCTTTACATCGACCCCCTCATTGACGAGTTGCGTCGTCAAATGGGTGGCATTCCATCGGTCAATGGCAACAGACTTGACCCAGTTCTTCTCGCAAAACGAGAGAACGTAGTCACGAACCACGTCATAATCCGTCACGTTGCCATCTGTAAGTGTAACAAAACCATCCCTGGCCCATTGACGATACGGTGCTTCGTCGCGGTCGGCGCTCTCGTCGGGGATGAAGAGATGAGTGAACACGTCGAAGGAGCCGTCCTCGTCAGGCCAGATGGCGCAGAACGCCGTCGTGTCGCTGGTGCTTGACAAGTCAAGGCCGCAGTAGCACGGGCGGCCCTCAGTCGGCCGCAGCGGCGCATTGCACGCTTCCCACTGGCCCGTGCGGAAGAACTTATTCGCACCGTTGCTGACCCACTGGTTCAAGTAGAGGGTGCGGAACTTGACCTCCTCGGCCACGCTCTCGCGGGCGAGCATCGCCTCGCGCTCCATGAACTCCTTGCGGACGGTGATGCCGTAGTTCGGATTCGCCTTCTTCCACGTCGATTCGGCGAAGATGTCGTCATCCTGATCGGCCGCAAAGATGCACGGCAAAAACGTCGGGTCGTTAATGATTCCGTCGCGGACCTTGAGCGCCCGCTGCCACTCCTCGTAGCAGGGGCCGACGCGATCCATGCCGGCCGTTGTTACATATATAACGAGCGGCTCGTCTCTCATGCCCATGCCGCTCTCTAATACATCGACGAGATCGCGATTGGGCTGGACGTGATATTCGTCCACAATCACCACGCTCGGGTTGAACCCGTGTTTTCCCTTGTGCTCGCTGGACAGGAATTGAATAGTGCTATTCTTGCCGGGGATAACAATCGACCCCTTATATATCTTCGACCGCCTCTGCAAGCCTGGGCAGGATTCGATGAACCGCGAGGCCGCCGTGAACAGGAGGCTGGCCTGCTTGCGGTCGCCGGCCGCGATGAGAATCTGGCCGCCGTCGTCGCCGAAGAAGCCCTCGTAGGCGCCGATCAGGGCACAAGTCGCGGTCTTTCCGGCCTTCCGCGGCACTGCCAGGAGCGACCGCTGATACTGCCGGCTGCCGTCTGGTCGCTTCGTCTCGTAGAGCCGACGAAGATACTCCTCCTGCCACGGCTGGAGGGTGAAAGGCTCCCCTGCGAATCTCCCTTCGCTGTGCCGCAGCCACGAAGCGAACTCGCAGATGTCAGGCTTGCTTTCCAAAATACTTGTCGGTTGGGTCGTCAACCACCTTCACCGCGCCGTAGCCCAGGCGGGTGCGATCGGCCGGGGTCAGGCCGAGGACGGTTTCGAGTTGGCGAAGTTGTTCGTGGCAGTGGTTGCTCTGGGATTGCCACTTGTTTGGCCTGCTGAAGCGAAGCGAGCCGTCGGGAGCCGTCACCTCGACGTACCCGCATCCGTCCTTGGCGAGCTGCATCTCGGCCTCACGCCAGCGGTCCCAGATGATCGAGTAGCGGGCGATCACCTCAAGGTCGCTCTCAGCTAGCGTTCCCATGCGGGTCGTGTAGCCGCAGACCAGGCGAAACATTTCCTGCGCCGCAGGGCGAAGCCACTCGGGCGGTTCGGGGAGAGAGTTCAGCGGGGTGCCAAGCTCTTCGCGGTAGTTGGCCTCCTCCGAGCCTCTCAGCTTGAGTTGATGCTTCGGTATTGGTGCCGGGCCGCGTACCATGCATAGTAGTATCACTGTGTAGGCAATTGCGACGCAAGTGAGTCTGACTTCCTAATGTTGCACCTCCAGCACGCCGCCTGAACGTTGTCGGGCCGGTGGCCGGGGCTGGACGGGCCAAGCGACAGCGGAATGATGTGGTCTATCGTGGGGCTTCGCGGGTGCGGCGACTCGGTATCGCCGACCTTCGTCCACTTCGGGAGAAGCTCACAGCGGCAAATCTGGCACGTCCAGTTGTCTCGGTTGAATATCGACTTGATCGGAAATGACTCGTAGTGGCACCCATACTTTATGCACCTGTTCTTGTGCCCACCCTTATGACACCCCTGGTTGAGCGTGTCGGATGCGTCGTTGCCCCAAACGTGAAACCAGACCGCCAACTGGTCGCCAACGGTGGCCCCTCGCCTGCGAGTGATCGTGGCGCACGGGAGTCTCAGCCGCCTCGCCTCGAATGCGCACCCGCGCGAACAGTATTTCCCAGAGTTCCTCCCGGTTGACCGCTTGCGAAACGGCCTCTGGCAGCAAAGGCACTGGAGCTTTGCTGGCTTTCTTTTGCCAACTCGCGAGGCGATGACGCAGGCCGGGGAACAGAACTCCTGGGCTTTCTCCCGACGCCTGAACGGCTGGCTGCAATTCTTGCAGTTCTTGGTGACGCGATTCGGCTCATACCGGCACTTATCGCTGCAAAACTTAGCGGTTTTCATCCCAGTGAACGTAACGCCGCAGCGACCGCATACCCTGTCGCAGTATCGCCCTCGGCTCTTCGCAATGTTCCTGCACTCACTTGAGCAGTAGCCCCGCGAGCGCCCCCGCGATCGCGGGTTCTGCTCAACAGGAACCCCGCACGATGAGCACGGGACTGACTGCGGCTTTCGCTTGCGCCCGCCGCCGATGCGGAGGCACTCTCGAGAGCAGTAGGTGCGCGGCTTGAAGCCGAGCGGCGGCGGCACCGGCGAGGCGCAGACTGGGCATCGTTTGCCATCCTTGGCGTCTCCTCCGGCGTCTCCACGCACCCCGACAGCCTACACAAGACGAGTATTTTCTCCAAATCGTCGGGGCAGCGAAAAGGGTACACCCTCCGGAGCGCACGCGGCCAGGACGTGCGTCTCCCC